CTTTTTGTTTTCTGAGCGGTTGTCATCTTTTTTTCAAATAGTGTATTCATAATGTTATTTAAGGAAGGATTGTTCTTTTATCCCACAGGAATAATTAGCGGATTCATGGTATTGTTTCCAGCCTTGCGAGCAGGTTGGTATTTTTTATCCCCGATTGTGACAACTTTTCCCACTTTGGTATAGCTTTTTCCGTTGTAATCGAAAGTGTCACCACTTGCTTGATCAACATATCCTGATTGATTTGCTTCTTTTTCTTTTTTATCTTTGCTAAGTTTTTGAGAACCTCCAGATGTTTCAGGTACATCCCAGCTTTTTAACTTGTCATCATATTGCAGATCACCATAGATGCTTCTCTTTAATTGATTTGATTTGTCATATATGGAAAAATTAGAACTTTTACTATTGATATCAAATTCAATCAGTATCTTTCCCACTTCGGGAATGTCTTCATAAGGAGGTTGCACATCCACATCCACCACTTGAAAATAAGTTTTTCCCCCATATGTGACTTCAGGTTTGAGACGAGAAATTTTTCCATCAATTACGTTGTTTCCATCTCGAATATTGAATTTTTGACCAGATCTTGGTCTGTCTTTATGAATCGCACTGGAACGTTGAGAAAACTCAAATTTTCCTGCATCTCCTTTTGGACTAAATTTGCTGAGTGTGCTACCTACTCGTCCCATAATTCCATAAGCTCCTGCTACTTTTTGACCCAATGTTTTGGCATCTTTACCAAAAGCCACATCTTTTACAGCATCAAGAGTTTTGCCTGCAGCTCTGGTAAGAGCGTTGGCTTCAGTCACTGTAGAATCTGTTGCTAATTTTCGATAAGCATTTTTGATATCCTCATCGGTTGCACCATTTTGTTTGGCAATCTGTTCCACTTCATCAAAAGTCGGAGCATTTTGTATTTGCAATAGAATCTGTTCGGAAACTTTTTGCATAAGCAAACGAACAAGATTGCGCTTGAACTGATTGAGATTGTCTGAAAGTATGTTGACACTATTTGTTGCGGCAAAAGTTTGACGCACTCCATTATTGGGATCAATCACTAAAATATTCAACACTCCTTCATTTTCATTAAGAACAAAACCTTCGTAACTCACATCTCCGTTAAAATCTTCTGTGTTGGATAAAGCAGGATCCACCTTGAAACGCATTCGGCGCAGTTTCAATTTTTCCGAAACAGTTTGAAGAACTATATTTTCAAATTTCACTCTATTATTTAGTAAATATTAGGGTGCAAATCATTATAAATGCACAGCTGGTGAATCCTCCCAGCAGTGTAACTTGCTTTCGCACCTTGACTATGGTTGCACATGTGTTTTGCCGTCACTCTGTTATTTTAGAAACTGATTTTGAAAAGGATAGTTATTATATATTTTTAAAAAAATATGGAGCTATGGATTTTGTTGATGATATTTTGCAAATAGGAGAAGAATCAGGATTGAGATTTGATACCGAACCTCGTTTTGCTCCTAGTCACATTTTAGACAGAATTGATCATTACAACCTGAATCAATGCTTGAATTTGATGGGTTATCGGATTTAGGCAATATCTCTGCCCACAGTGTTTCCACCCCCAACAAAGGCAGGAGGTGTTTGGACATAGTTGAGTGCAGGTGGAGCAGAGAACTGCCCTCCTTGAGCCTTATACACATCAAGAACGTGTGTTTTATTCACATTTATAACAACACCTATCTGAGAAAGAAACTTTTTGCCTATTAATACAGGCTGATCATTGTCAACACGATTTCCAATACTGAAGGGAACCATTTTGTGTAAAATACCCCCAAAAACAATATCCAAAGCAACCACGGGACGCTTTTCCTGTTTGCCTGCTCCGATATTGATGCTGACCATGTCCAAAAGAACTCTTTTTATCTTCTTGTTGCCCACAGTTGCAAACACTGCATGCTGTTTTCCCTCCGCACCCACTATTTCTATATCAGTTCCACACAAAACATTATTGCTGTCGTTGCCACTATCTATTTTAGCTTCCACATTTCCAATACCATCAATGTATACAGTTTCAATCAATCCCACTTCATTCGGACAAAATTTTTCAAAGAAGAAACGAAAAGGCTTTATTGATTCTTTATTCAATTGTATTTCTGTTTTTTCTAATTTATCTCCTTTTTTCCAACTTTTACCAGAATTGGTGGTGTTATATTCCACCTTGTTTCCAACAATATTACCGTTCTTGCCTTTTATTTTAACAATTTTAACAACCTCTCCTTTGCTTTTATAATGCTTGCAACTGGGATTGGTGTTTTTAATTTCATCTCCTTTATGCAATTCATTTGGAGCCAGTTTGCAAATACCCTTTTTCATAAAGATATTTAACTATTTGACAATTTTTGTTTGGATCGGATGATCTGATCATATTTGTGTTGGCCCAGAGACTTTTGTATCTGATTCCAATTGATTTTCCATTTTGACAATATTTCTGGATTTACCTCTTTCCAATCCTTCCAAGCATCACCATTTTCTGGAGTAACTACAGATACAAGATCAGAAGTCCATTTTGCTCCTTCTGATTGTCTGCCTTCAGGTGTATGTACCAGTTTAAAAGTTTTACCGTAGTTTTGATCCCAATTTATGCGATTCCTAGATTCCGTTAAGAATCTTTTAAAAGTTTTCATTTAACTATTTGACAGGAGCGTTTTTTTTCCAACTGATGCGTTTTCCGCTCTTTTTATGACGTTTACGACTATTACACGCACTTTTTGTTGGACGACAAGCAGGATATCCTTTGCGTTTTTCACCTTTTTGACGACCACAAGGCTTTCCGGTTTTGCAGTCTATCCATCCTTTGCCTTTGTTATGACCAAACCAGTCTCGAAGAGATTCTTCTTTTATGATTTCAAGTATTCGTTTGTCAAACAAAGTGGTCATTTCTTTTTGCTTTTATTGCCCCAATTAGCCGCCCCTACTTTTCTGCAACGAGATAACGCCCCAGAACCATAGGCACTAGGCCAAACCTTATAACGACGTTTAACTTTGTGATAACAAGCATCTCGTTTGGCTTTTTTCTTGGTGGCTTCTTCAAGAAGCTGACTTACTAGATCGTTGAAGTTCATTATGTTCACCAGTTTTTGCAACTAAAATATTTGGCGCTGCCTGGCTTTGCCGTGGAACATTTGTGTCTGGCTCGGAAACTTTTTCGGCGTTTTGGATTACTTTTTTTAATGCGTAATTTGGGATCACCATAATGAACACGTTTTAATTTTCCATCAACTTTGGCACATCGCATATACTTCTTATCTTTTCGAGTGGATTGGGATTGGCCTGTTACTTTGGTGCAACGTCTTTCTTCAATCACACCTTCTTTTACTTCCTCATTATCTTCATTCCCCCCATAATATCCATAATCTTCATCTGTTCCGTAGCCTGCAGAAGCCATAGACGAATCGTGGTCACCATCCATAGATTCGTCTGGTTCAGAAGATGAGCCTGCAGATTTTTCTTGATAATATTGCTTGAGGTAATCGGAAATAGTGGTTACGTAATCATCTGCAAGTGTGATTTTGCTTTGAACCCAAGATTCAAACTGATCATCTTCTCCTATCATTTCAATCATCTCTGAAATTTTCTCTTGCATGCTTCGCAGTTGATAGAGAGCCATCCTTCCCTCATCATCCGCTTCAGGTATGTGGTTTTCATTAAGACTGCCCATAAGAGATTCGTATGTTTTGCTGAAATTGGTTTCGTCAAGAGATTCCTCGTCTTCATCTGGCAACGACTCTGGATCAGATTCTATATCGTGACCTTCATCTTCAAACTGATCATCTTTTTTAATAAGTTTGGGATTTTTCTTTTCTTCTTTTATATTTTCCAAACACATTTGAATTGTGTTGATGTTGAAAATAGAAAGCAAAGTGGGATAATTTTCTACAATAAATGCCAAACTGGGTTTCTTTTTGTGTTCATCAACAATATCTTGTAAAAGAATATCCAAATCATTTTTATCCATATCATATTCCACGTTAATATTTTTCATATAGTTTTATCAGCACTTTCTACATAGTTATTTATGTATTCTATCAGTGTTTTAGCAGTATCTTTGATCACATTAAAATTACGAGAAATGTGATCAGCATCAATCTGCCAAAGAGCTAAATATTTTTCGCTATGACCAACTGGAAGGTTATATTCACTAAGAACAGAGTGAGCAACACCTTCTGCTTGCAACTCTTTAATTTTTGATTCTGGATTTTTTTCACGATCTTTTTGATGCAACATTTCGTGAGCCACTTCATGGATTAATGTGCCCAAGTTTTCTCCAACCAATTCAATAGTTCCACCTTTGCTAACTCCTCGGGCTCCTCCCAATTCATCTTCGGATTTTATATCAATCTTTATATTGTTTTCACTTGCATATTGTTTTACGGCATCGAAAATAACACGCATACGCTCATCCAAAGGAGTGTCATCAAACCAGTTAAGATCTTCAGGCATGCTCTTTTCCATTCCTGGAATTCCTTCTGTCTGAGATATGTCAAAAACTGGAACCAAACGAAAACGAGTTACTTTCTGCACTTCTCCTGCTGTAGGATCTTGACCCACTCCTGTATTCTCTCCTTTTTGTTTAAACTGCATAGGTGCATAAATCATAATGGCTTTTTCCCCTGCTTTGATTTTTCTTCCAAATTGTTTATACCACATGTTTTTTCCTCCAACTTTGGTGGAATTTCTTCTTTGCAAGAAGATTAGAATCTGATTGCTGAACGAATAGTTGCGAAATCTTTTCTTAAATTCGTTATATTCCTTATATTCTTTACTATTGACCACATTTGCAACTCCCGATTTTAATAAATCTACAAATTTATTGAGACGATCTTCCAAGTTTTCTCCACTAAATTCTGCAACACTTGTATCCAAATCTGTGGATTTGTTGAATGTGTTTAGTTTGCTTATTGTATTTTTAACAAAATCGGTTGCTTGAGTTTCGTCCAAAGCACCACTCTCCCACCGACGTTCCAACCCATTCCATCGCAATCCCAAGCTTTTGATAAAATCCTTGTTTTTGAACGTCTCGTTTCCCGATTCTTTAGCATCTGTAGCATCACTAGCAATTAAAAAAATAGTTTTGCCTTCAGGAGCAGGTCTTTTTTTCAAAATAAGCTTTTCGTTTAAAATAGTTTTTATATTTTTAAAGCTCAACATATGTACTAAATACTTATATGGGACTAAGCAACGATATGCGGGAATTGGGTGATCTTTATTGTGAAAATCTAGGTCTTGGACCTCAAGCCAACAGCAATTTGACTCCATCTCCCAGCATACCCACTGCAGTTACACAGGATCCTGAGAAGATTTTGGGTGAATGTATTGCGTTTCTAAACACACTGCAGGGATCTCACCGCAAAGCAGCTGTTTTGAAGATTTTAGAAACTATGCTTTGATTCGGTAGAAACAGATACGAAGGGTATGTGAATTGTGGGTATGTATGCATCCTTGAAAAGTTTCTAATTTTTTATTCTTTCGCAAAATCTGAATGACTTTTCTTGCTCCAGCTTCTCCCATTTTAAAATGTCTAACCAGTTCCTGAAAGTTTTTCCATCCTTTACCTTTTGGTTTCACTTCTCTGCTTTTAGAGTAAACTGCAAAAATTTGTTGCCAAGTTTTTTTGCCATTTATTCCATAGAAAATTTTTCTATGTAAAACATTAACAGTAGATAAATTTGCACCAACATATGTTTTGATCTTTTTATTAGCAATACCCCATTTTAAGAATCTATCCACACATTCTTTGCTCAATTTAAAATATATTCGAACATCTTCTCGTGTTTTCCAATTTCCCCGAGGAACGATCTCTTTTTTGAGAAGAAGTGCTTCTAGGTTTTTAGTCCATTCAGACATAATTTATACCATATTCTGCGTTTCAGTTTTCCCGAACTAGGCTCCACCGCATATCCATCAAACATTTTTATGCGATTGGACGTTTTGTTTACACTAATAAGTTTTCTTATTTTAATAGGACTTAATCCTGTTTTATCCCGAAGTTCCCAAACAGTGTACCAATCTTTTTGTAAAGGTTTTCTTTCTAATTTTTTAGTATAAATTTTATTTATAAAATATGTATCCCAATTTCCCTTGATCAAACGATACCACACGCAACGAGTAAGACGACCTTTACTGGTTTGTGCTGTACCAGCAAACAGAACACAATCTTTTCGCGTATGAGTTTGATTTGTTATCTTTTGAACAGCACATTTTTTTAGATTGTACTTTTTACACATTTCTTCTCTGGTCATCCAACCAGTGCCTTCAGGTTTGGTTTCGTTCTGTTTTATTTCATTAAACATAAACGAAGACCAAATATCTTTGGACTTGTTTTTTAACTCATATTTCTTCATATCTTGATTATAAAGAAAAATGTCTATTGTCAACTATATGTTTTTATATTTGTAGGAACCGTAAACTTGCCATTGCGTCCAGTTGCTTGGTACACTTCATGGGTTCCATCATCGTGGATCAATCCGAAAGCAAAACCATGTTGCCACCTTATCCGGCGCATCTGGTTTCGATTATAACTAGGGCTGAGAGTGCTGAGACAACCTATATTCCACGATTCTCTGATATCCAAACTAACACTTCGAAAATAATCTATTGCATGTGTGTGACCAAAAAGACAATTGCCGTATGTATCTGCATGTTGTTTGCTTCCGTGAATGTTGTGACCATATCCATGAATAAATGAAAGAGAGCCACATTTGTAAACTCCTGATTTTGAATCATACGGATACATTTTAACTCGGTGTGTTTTTACCAAATCTTGGATTTCATTGGTTCCGTGTTCGGCATAGTCTCGTTTCAATCCGCTTGCTGCATTGGACAAAAGGTCAAAAATTCTCTCGTCATGATTTCCCCGCATAAAAACGCGTTCACTCCCAAACGAAAAAAACTTTTTAAAGAAATCTTCTCCTGCTTCATAATCGGCAGTCATGCTTTGAGATTGTTCGTATTCTGCGCTGGCATTTTTACGAATCGCCCGAAAATCCCAGACATCTCCGATACACACTGTAAGATCGGGCTTATAATCTCGCATGAACTGATATAGACATTTTAGAGCTTGTGGATCTGATTCATCTCCGTGCACGTCACCCGCAGCAACAAACTTAATTGGTTTAGCCATAACTTATATTACATGAAACCGAGTAATTTCAAGTGGTTGTATCTGGTATATACTTGCGTAATATTGGTAAAATATTATTTTCTAAATTGCTCATGGCATTATTTGCATCCACTTTCAAATTCAACATATCAGCCTTTTCTCGATCATCTAATTTGTCAATAAGAAGAGCTTTTCGCACCAAATCCACAAGATACTGAACACCTTGTGTATCCAGCTTGGTTTCTTGGGGAGTTTCTGCTTCTGAGGGTGTTTCAGGTTGCACTTGAGGATCATCCAACTCTGCGGGAGGTGCCTCATTTAAAAGAGCATAATTGGTTTTTAAAATATTATTAAATTTCATTTTACATTACTTAATTTTTTAGACAAATCACCTATTTTGTTTGTAAAAGTTCCCACCAAATTTTTAACTGCCGTATCTATTTTCTTTTTATCTGCAGGATTCATTAATTTTTTTACAGTCTGCAAATCATCTTCCCCCATACTTCCACTTGTTTGTTGTGTAGACTCCTCATCCTCTCCCGATTCGTTGCCATGCTTGGTAATTTTTCCCATAGGATCTATTTTAATTTTTCCCTGCTTGCCATCCACATTGTAACTTACAACTGCACAATTTTTTTCGGTTCCTTCATAGTTTCCTTTTTCAGATGAAACCATTTTATCCACTACACTTTTTTGAATGTCCGTTAATTCGTGCTCTTTCACATCCAACTTGAGATACTCTTGTTCCAATAATTTGCAAAATTTAGACATACAAAGATATTTAGTCGAATTTCATCGTATAATTACGCTTTAAAGCAGTATTGGAGAGGTTATATTCAGTCAATACCGAATGTATGTCCTTCATACTGAAATTTTTAGAATTTTGCTTTTTAATCGAATTAATAATTTTACCCACTATCTTCTTGTAAAACATTTTGTCTCCCGATATCAATTTGGCAAAATCAGCAAAACTTCCTTCATATTCGATCACAGTAAAACTAAGGTATTTCTCAAACTTTTTGAGTATTTTTATGCAAACAGCATACAAATGTTCCTCTTCAAAGTGTTCAACAAGTTCCAGTTCTTGTATTGTTTTTTGTGAAACAATAAAAACCACATCTTCTTTTTGTCTTTTGATTACAAAATTAGAAAGAAGCAAATTGGCCAAATGATATGCCATTATGTTGCGAGCATCTTTGTTTTTATTCAGAGGTTTGGCAAGTAGATTCAGCTTGTGACAGGATGATAAAACCTTTTTTTCAATTTTATTTGAAAATGCATCCCAAAAATCAACAAAAATTACATTATCCTTCTTTTTCATTTTTAATCCAATATTCTCGGGGCTTGCCGAGTCTGCAATTGATAATTCCATTATAATACCCAGAGCTTTTTATCACCTCCTTTTCAATTTGCAACTTTATCTCTTCATATCCCAATTCCCATTTGCTCTTACAAAACTGAAGTATTTCAAATGTGAAATTTTCTTTTCCAAATTTTACAATATCCTCTTGAAGTTCTCGACAAGATCCTGTGTAATCTTTCCAATCACTATCCACAAAGGATATTTTGCTGTTCTTTTTTCCTTTTAGTTTTTTCTTTTTTCGAAATTTAAATTGTTTTTTTCCGATATATTTTCTATTATTTTTTAAATTGACTATCAAATAAACAAATCCAAATGCATTTTCATCAAATTGTGTTTTTTCACAAATCCAATGACCTGTATCATTCATTTCAAATTTCTGCGTTGAATTAGTATTTTCTTTTTACGCTTGCCTTTTCTTTTTGTTCCAAATGCAAAAGGTATGCGAGCATCTCCTGGTGCGTATCTATCTCCACTAGAAATGGTTCCAGGAGGAGAAAATATGCCTTCTGCACTAGGTCCTGCACCAAATGCACTGCTAGAAGTATTATCCTCTTGAAGCATTTTTTTGAATATATTTGAAAAAAGACCCATAGTAACTATTTATATATAATGGATCCTGAAAAACTACTAGAAGAGATAAAACAGTTTCTCCAGTTTGATGAAATCAATTTAAAAGAAAAACAATTGATGTTGCCCAGCATCAAGCATCGTTATGCCACCATATACATTCAAACAAAATTAGCCATCAGTAATTTGTTTTTAGAAAGGAAAAGAACGATCCGCAGTATTGTGGAAGAGATTAACAGAGAATCTGCTGTTCGTCTTTCAGTTCCTGCTGCAGAAAAACTAGCAGCAGATCATGTTGCAATCGCTGAAATAGATAACAAAATAAGAAATTCTGAAGTGGTTTTGGAAGTTTGTGAAAAATCTGAAAAGATTCTCAGTTCGGCTAGTTTTGATATCAAGAATCTTGTGGAATTGATCAAACTGGAGTCGAATTGAACCGAATTTATTTGGATAAGACCGAACGTTTCGGTATGATCGAATCTCCCCATATTCGGATGATTCGAAATCATTTCTCTTGTGAGAATAAAAATGCCCGACATATGCGACGCAAGGGATACTTTGTCGCAGACAGGTTGTATGCCATAACACCTTCGGGACGATTTGATCTGGGTCTTTTCCTTTCCATATACAAATATATGACAGAGGTGCTTGGTCTGGATGATGTGGTGGTAGAATCTTCTGTATTGGCAAAGGCAAATCCCATTCAAGCCAAAATAGATGTGGAATATCTTGCATACGAACCTCGAGACTATCAAAAAGAAATGTGTGAGGCAGGTTTTCGATTTGGTCGAGGAATTTTTGAAGTGGCAACAGGAGGAGGTAAAACATATGCAATGGCAGTTATCTGTCACAATCTTATTAAAAATAAACTGGCTAAAAAGATTTTGGTAATTGAGCCTGATTTGGGGTTGGTTGATCAAGTTTATGATGAGTTTGCAAATAGCGGAGTAACAAATCTAGTTAAAAAATATACAGGGGATGAAGAGTTTGATGGAGATTGTCAGATTGTGATTTGCAATATAGGTGTTTTAAATGCAAGAGGAACAGAGAAAATCTTAGATTGTGATGCAATTCTTATGGATGAAGCACACAAATATAAAAGAGGAAATAAGATTAATAAGATATTAGACAAATTGGATGCTCCAATTCGATTTGGTTTTACAGGTACACTTCCAGATGAAAGGGAAAACGTTTTGTGTATTGAAGGCAAGATAGGACCAGTAATTTACAAAAAAACATCTATTGAACTAAAAGAGTATCTTGCTCGGGCTATTTGTAATATTATTGAATTAAATTACGAAATTCAACCAGATTGGAAAGATGCAGACGATATGAAAAGATATCGACAAGAATATGATTTTGTCACTAATCATCAATCCAGAAACAATATCATAAGCAAGCTGAGTTGTGGTTTGAAAAATAATACCTTGATACTAATAGATAGAATTCAACACGGTCACGATCTGTTGAACATACTATCCAGTACTTGTGAAGGAAAACAGGTATTCTTTATAAGAGGAGAGGTGGAAGTTGAAAGCAGAAATGAAACTCGCCAGATTATGGAAAGAGAAAATAACATTATTTGTGTAGCAATTTCTAGTATTTTTGCAACAGGAATCGATATTAAAAATCTTCACAATATAATCTTAGCTAACGCTGGAAAAGCCAAAATTAGACTATTGCAAAGCATAGGTCGTGGGTTAAGATTACATCCTTCAAAACAAAAACTTATGCTTATAGATTTAGCCGATCAACTTTATTATGGAAAAAAACACTTAGACAAGAGAATAGAGATATACAATCGTGAACAAATAGAAACTAAGACAACTCAATATAAAATAATATGAAAAAAAAACCTATTTCCAATACCAATTCGTCAGAAAAACCCGAAAAAGAACCTGTGGCTAAAAAACTCACCAAGAAGGAAAAAAAAGAAAAGATTCATTATGTAAATGCCAAGGAATTTGAGGAAGGCATACGAACTTTTTATGCTGCAGGAACTCTTACAGAATATTTGGGAGAAAGTGTTAGTAAAATTGCAAATGGATTGAGTTATGCTCCAAACTTCATGAACTATTCTTATCGGGACGAAATGGTTGGAGATGCAATTGTAAAAATGATTGCAGCATTAAAACATAAAAAGTTTAATTTGGATTCAGGATACTCTCCGTTTAGTTACTTCACAACAATTGCTTTTCATGCATTCATCAATCGTATTAAAAAAGAGAAAAAGCATCATGAAACATTAGAGCAGTATAAAGAAAAAGTATATACAGACAAAATGATGGAAGGCACCAGTCAAACTGGTGGACATGTATACATTGAACAAGACAATTATAATAGCGAAGATTGAAAACTTTACCCAAAAAAGCTCTTTTATTTGCAGATCTGCATTTGGGAGTCCATCAGAATAGTATTAGATGGCATCGATTGGCCTTGGAGTGGGCAGAGTGGGCAAAAGATATTGCTAAAAAAGAGGGTGCAGAGTCAATCATATGTTTGGGGGATTATTTTCATGATCGAGATCAGATTGATGTATCCACTCTAGATGTTGCTCGTAAAATTCTTAATATATTTTCAGATTTTAAGATTTATCTTATAACTGGCAATCACGACATATATTTTAAAGAAAAGAACGATGTCACGTCGTTACACATCTTTGAAGATTATCCTTATGTAAATGTCATAAACAAAACCACATTGTTTAAATTTGAAGACAAACAGATTAATATGGTTCCTTGGTCAGATTCGTCTGATCCTAAGAATTTCGAGGGAGATGTGGTACTAACACACGCAGAGTTTAAGAATTTTAGAATGAATAACAGCAAGGTGTGTGAAGAGGGTGTGGATTTGACACAATATCAAACACAAAACAAACACATACTGGCAGGACATTTTCATATAAGCGATATCAAAACTTACGGAAAGCTTAAAGCTGGCTATTTGGGAAATCCGTTTCAACAGAGTTTTGCGGATATTAATAATAACAAATATGTTTATATTATAAATTTTGAAACAATGGAACTTCAGAGTTTTGAGAATGAATTTTCCCCTCGACACGAATTGCTCCGCTATTCCAAAGCAAATGAACCCAAACGTCAAGGTTCTATTGTTAGGATTATATTTGATGTGTCTGACAATACGGAAAAATACACATCATTCACCAGCCACATACAAGAAAACTACAAACCACACACACTTCTAACACAAACTGATTTTGAGCTACACTCGGAAGAGGCTAAAACTGCAGAAAACATATCATTTGATCAGATGCTTTCGGAATTTGTTGGGGGTATGGATATACAAAATAAAAAAGAAACACTAGAATATTGTACAAATTTATATAAAAGGTGCATCTGATGCAAAATATAAACTTCAAAAAAATTTATATAAAGAATTTTCTTTCTATTGGAGAAACTCCAGTGATTGTAGATTTTAATCAAGGATTGTGTCTTATTACTGGAGAAAACTTAGACAAACCCGAAAGATCTAATGGTGTGGGCAAGAGTACAATAGCAGATTCTATTCATTTTTCATTATTTGGAGAGACAATTCGAGAAATAAAGAAGGATCTTATTCCAAATTATTATACGAATGGTAAAACTCTGGTACAAATCACATTTGATATAGGATCAGATAGTTATGAGGTTGTGCGTACTGTAAATCCGACCACAGCAAAATTGATTAAAAATAATGTAGACGAAACCAAAGACACTATGGCTAATACAGCAAAAACCATAGAAGATTTGATTCGATGCAATAGTAAAATATTCAACAATTGCATATCACTAGGAATCAATTCTAGCAATTGTTTTATGAATATGAAAAAGTCTGAGAAAAGAGAGTATATCGAGTCTATTTTAGATTTGGATATCTTTTCAGAAATGACAGACATTTGTAAAATGGAATTATCAGAAGAAAAGAAACTTCGAGAAGGTTTGAATGCCAAGAAAGAAACATACGAATCCATTTTAGAAGATTACAAGCAACAAAAGCAGGAATTTGATAACAAAAAACAACGTAACATAGATGAATTAGAATCAAAAATAACAAATTTACGACAAAAGATAAGTGTGCTTGCTAAAGAAATTGAAAATATTATACCAAACTTTATTATAAGTTTTAGTTCGAATCTAGAACAAGCAAAAAATGCTTTAAAAATAATAAATCAAAAAATTACAGATTTGGACAAAATGATATCTTCTAAAGAATCAGAGATTCGATCCATTAAACAAATTTTAAATGAAATTGGAGAAAATGTTGATACCTGTCCCTCTTGTTTGAGACAGATAGATGATTCTTGTAAAGATCATGTGGAAAAACGTAAAAATGATATGCTAAAGCAGATAACGGATATTGATACGCTCATACAACTGGAAATTGGTAGGAAAGATAGAATTGTTTTACGAAAGATTGAAGCAGAAAAGATTATTGAAAATTTGCAACAAAAAATAAGAGAAAGAGAACAGCAAGAATCTCGCAAAGAACAAAACACAAAACTTATAGAACAAATAGAATCCAATATACAGGGAATTTGCGAACAGATAGAAAAGGAAAAGGCTCGAACGGAGAATTTTGACAAAATTATTGAAGAAACGGAAAAGAAACAAAAGGATTTGATGGAAAAAATATCTGAAGCAGACACACATCTTTATGTTTTAAACAATTCCAAGTTTATTTTAAGTGATGAGGGACTGAAGAGTGTGTTTATTTCTAAAATAATACATGTGTTGAATAGTAAAATAAACGAATATCTTAACAAATTGGATTCCAACTCTCGGATAACGTTTGATAGTTATTTTGAAGATAGTTTGACCGATTCGGTGGGAAAGATTGCTAGTTATGCCAATCTTTCAGGAGCAGAAAAGAAAGCAGTTGATTTGGCCTGCATGTTTTCTTTTATGGAAATGAGGGAGCTGCAAAACTTTCCCTGTTTTAATTTTGTACTATTTGATGAAATTTTTGATAGTAGTTTTGACAAAAAGAGTGTGCAATTGATTACAGATATTTGTGAAGAAATATCCCTAAAAAAAGGTGTTTTTATCATAAGTCATCGAAAAGATGCAATATATTCTAATAATTACAAAACCATAAGTTTACAGAAGAAGAATGGCATAACCACTCGGCTTGAAAATTAAAAACATATACTAATTAACAACATGTTTACCACTGGCAATCCATACGAATCAAACCCTCTTCTTGAAGCAGCTAGTCAGTACACCAATAAAGCAGTACCCAGACAGCTTGCAGCAACCCCAGCTCAACCAGAAAACATGCCTGATCGAGGCATCAATTACCTAGCCGATTATAGTGGATGCGGTCACTGGCGGTTGATTTGGCCAGAGATGATACTGAATGCCCACAACAAATTAACCATGCATAGTACAACTGTAATGTGTTTGGATCCTCGTTATTATGTGCATTGCAAAGCTGTTCGCATACAGCGTCAAGCAACTGAACATCAACTGAAATTTACAAAATTTTTAAAAGATTTGGGCAAACAAGTAGGATTTCGTTTGATTTATGAAATTGATGATCTTGTGTTTCACGAAGATATTCCCGATTATAACAAGTTCAAGACTGCTTTTATTGATCCTAATATCCGGATACAAGCTCAAGCAATTATGAATGAGTGTGATGAAATCACTGTAACTTGTGATTTTATGAAGAAATATTATGCGGAAAAAACAGGCCATAAGAATATTACTATTATTCCCAACTATCCTCCGAAGTTTTGGATGGGAAATCATTACAACCTCAAGCGCATCAGTGAAAATTATGATGCTTCAGAAAAAAAACCTCGAATATTATATGCGGGAAGTGGAGCACACTTTGATGTGGAAAATCGTGTAGGTCAAAATGATGATTTTGCACATGTTATTCAAGCAATCATAAACACCAAAGACAAATATAAGTGGGTATTTTTCGGAGCATTTCCCCTCATGCTTCGCCCTCTTGTTGAAAACGGAACATTCGAATACCATCCGTGGGCTGAGTTGTATAATTATCCAGGAAAGATTGAACAATTGCGAGTTAATATGATGGTTGCACCTCTTCAAAACAATACTTTCAACAAAAGTAAAAGTGATTTGAAGTATGTTGAAGCATGTTCATATGGTCTTCCAATTGCTTGTCAAAATCTTTGCACCTATGAAGAAGCACCTTTTAAATTTGATACAGGCGACGAAATGATTAAAACAATTGAGAGTGTTGTTGGTAAAAAAAGCAAATATATGGGTCATTGCGAGAGAGCAAGAAAGTTTGCCGATACCAGATGGTTGGAAAATGAAGATAATATAAATAAATACGTCGAATTGTACAAATATCCGTATGGGGATTCTCGAAGGGTATTGCTAAACAAATACAATGGGATAAGCTAGGGGGCGTGTACAGAAACGCATCCTACGATAGTCGAAACAAGTGTATTCGTTTGGCCACTTGGTCGGAAACAGGAGAACGAATAACCGTAGATCGTACCTATCAACCCTATCTGTATGTGGAAACAGCAGGTGCTTCGAGTGAAACATCTTTATATAATACAAAATTAAAGAAAAAAATGTTTTCTTCCTCTTGGGAACGAAAACAATATGCGGAAAATAAAGAAAACACTAGAATTTATCACAATTTTGCAACCACTCAGCAGTTTTTGATTGATGAATTTGCAAGTGAACTAGACAATCCTGATTTTGCAAAGAATCCTCTTAAAATATTTTATCTAGATATCGAAACTTATAGTCCAGATGTGTTTCCAGAACCAAGTGAAGCCAAAGCACCTATTAACGTAATAACTGTTTACGATAATATATCAAAAACATTCTATAGTTTCGGATTGTATCCCTACGATTCTCACGATAATATAATATATAAACATTGTGTAAACGAGATTGTTCTTTTACAAGAGTTTTTGGAATTCTTACAAAAGGATTATCCTGATATTGTAACTAGTTGGAACGGGGAGATTTTTGATATTCCCTATTTGGTACATCGTATCACCAATGTTTTGGGAGCAGAAGAGTCGAAGAAATTAAGTCCGTATGGAAATGTACACTCCAAAGAAATTTTCACAAAATTCGGTAAGAAGGCAGAAAAATTCTATGTGGATGGGGTTGCTAACCTTGATTACATGAATGTTTACAAGAAATTTTGTACAGTTCAACGAGAAAGTTACGGATTGGGAGCAATTGCCTCTTTGGAATTGGGGGAAACAAAAGTAGAATATGAAGAAAGTAATTTGTCATCTCTTGCAGATAAAAATTGGAAACAATTTGTAGATTACAACATTCAAGACGTTAATCTTCTTGTAAAATTGGAGGAGAAATTTAATTATTTGGATATATTACGTTCTCTTTCTCATGTGGGACTTACTAATTTGGAAACAGCCATGAGCACAATCAGTATTGTTGCGGGGGCTGTAGCAATTCAAGCCAAGAAAATTAACAAGGTCATTCCCACATTTCCTCATAAAATAGACGATGGTCTAGTGATTGAAGGAGCATATGTGGGAGATCCACAGAGGGGATTTCATGATTCTGTGGTAAGTTTTGATGCAAATTCCCTATATCCCAATTTGATTCGTACTTGTAACATGAGTCCTGAAACTAAAATAGGAACGGTTGTTAAAGATGCAGATGGAAACTTGATTTTACGCCATATATTAGGCAAAACATTTCCTCTTTCTGAAGATAAGCTGAAAAAATACATCCAATCACAAAATTTAGTAATGACCAAGATGGTTGTTGATAAAAATTCATTAAAAATAGAAGAAATAGGAACCATTTTCCATCAAAAGCAAATAGGATTGGTTCCACAAATCATACAAGACAATTATAAAAAGCGGGTTGATATAAAAAAGGAATTGAAAAAAATTAAACGAGAACTTATTCATTTAGAAAAATATTCTCCTGAATGGTGGCAAAAGAAAAAGCGTGAATCGATATTAAACAATCAGCAGTATGCACTCAAAATTTTAATGAATAGCATATATGGTGCTTTTGCAAACAATTATTTTGTTTTGAGTGATAGAGATATTGCTAGAAGCATCACAATTACAGGACAACACGTCATCAAGCATGCCAATGAAATTATTGAAGATTTTTTTATCAATAAAGGAATAACCAAAGAAGCAATTAGCGAAAAACCTCCCACCATATACAATGATACAGATAGTGTTTACATCTCGATTGAAAAATTACTCAATAAAGAGGACATTTCTCTCTTAAAAAAAGATAATAAACTGAATCCTGTTGCAGAAAAATTAATTGATGAGCTGGAAACCTGGATAAACGAAAGAATAGGAGTATGGGTAAAATCCGAATTGCATAGCAACATATGCACTTTGGAATTTAAACGCGAATCCATATGTGATGTGGGTATCTTTATACAAAAAAAGCGTAATGTTTTGCACGTTATCGATGAAGAGGGTGTTCCTTGTAATAAAACAAAATATACAGGAATTGAGGTGGTTCGTAGCACAATGACAAAACAGGTGAAAGATTTTAACAAGAAAATCATCGAAACAATGATGAAAACAAGAGATTTTTCCAAAACCAACGATATTATAACAGATATATCCGAAGAATTTAAAACTAAAACAGAAACAGATTTATCATTTGTGGTGGGTATTAAAAATTACGAAAAATATGCCGACAAGTGTTCAGGATTATCAACAGCAAATAAAATGCCTATTCATGTGAAAGCTGCTTACTATTACAACTACTTTCTAAAAGAATTTTCCCTAGAAAATAGGTATGAGAAAATAACTAGTGGAGATAAAATAAGATATTATTACGTGCAACAACCAAACAGATATGCAATTTCTGTAATGGCTTTTAAAAATCGTCTTCCTATTGAAGTACAGGATGCATTTCCTATGGATAAAGAAAAACAATTTGAAAAACTTGTATTTGAAACGATGAGAAAGATTTTCGATCCAGTAGGATGGGAGATCAAACAACCCAACGAATCGAATCGTACCGATTTGGAATCACTTTTTGAGCGGTAATTTTTTTGTCTTGGGTGATGCTTTTGAGGAAGCTAGTCTTGATGGAATCAAGTCACTGGGTTTTCTTACAGAACGTCCGAATTTTCTTTTAATAGCCTTTATCCAATTTGAATTGTTGTTCTTGAGACGGGTAATTTCAGCTTTGAGCTTGGAAATGTCATCTTCGGGAGTTTCTGAAGAAGTTTCTGTTTCTGGCTCTGGTTCTGTTTCAGGAGCTAGAGCAGAGCTAGGTTTTGCATAACCCTTATTGATTGTTTCCAAATTCTTCTTGTAATCATCCAAACTTACAGAGGGGGTTTTTTCAGAAGTTGTATCTGAAGTTTCTGTTGAACTTGGAGATTTTGGTATTAATTTTGTATCTTTTTCCTTTCCTAGCCGTTCCGAACCATATGCTCCATATATTAAAGTTTCTATTGCATTTTTTTCTAGATCTTTGAAATCAATTTTGTTGTGATTCTTCTCGAAATAATCTAATGCTTTATCCACATTTTGATTCATCTCTTGTCCCCAATTTTCACTATCTAAAAATCTGCGGAATATCTCTGATGCTTTTGGTGTATCTGTCTCTACCTCACTTTTGTCGCTAAATCTGGGATACCAGTATCGCAACCATCTTCCCATATACGATTCGAGTCTTCTTTTATCCATTCTTTCAGTTTGTCCTTTTTTAAGATCAAATCCTCCCCGAAGAAAATCACCAACATTCTGGGCAATACCTTCATTAAGTTGTTTATTATCAATACGTTTTGCAAGAACATATGCTTGGAAAATTTTATGCGAATCCATATTCATAATATTATTTATACCTATTGCATTTTATAAATGCCCTAATAAATGGATGTATGAGTTCAATACAACCCTTCATCGATCACGTCGGACGTACAATCATAGGCGAAGTTCTTGGCGAGGAGAACGGACACCTTAAAGTAAAAAACCCCGCCATTCTGATGGTTCAACCCAATCAGTCTTCTGGACAATTGAGCATCCAGACAATTCCCTTGTTTTTCAAGGAATTTGTCAGCCCATCTATTCGGGATACTGCGGGAACTTGGCTTTTCCCTAAAGACAAGATTGTAACCACCACAGACATCACGCTGGAAGATCGTATTGTTGAGCAATACAAGAGGATCTTTACACCAGCACCTACAGCGTCTTCTGCTAATCCGGATGTTGTAAAATTGTTTGACGACTGAACGTGAGCGATCTGGATAAAATCCTCGGATGTCTTAATGACATCAACCCTGAAGCTGCGTATCTTTCCGACAATACATTGTCGAATGTGGATACGTGGTACGATACGGGTTGTTACGCTTTAAACGCAATTCTCAGCGGTAAAATCCGCGACGGAGGAGTTCCTCAAGGAAGAATTGTAGTTTTCACAGGCGAATCCCAAACAGGAAAAACACTTCTCATAAACAAAATTATGGGATTGGCACAAAAACAAGGTGTTTATCCTGTGATTTTTGATAGTGAAATGAGTGTGGATGCTGAAAGTGCCAAAGCAGTGGGTCTTGATGCTGAAAGAACCAAGTATTGTCCAGTTTATACTGTGGACGAAGCCAAACTACAGATAAGCAAGTTTTTGGATAATGTTATTGAGAAGAAAGCACAGGGAAAGTTCATGATCAGTATAGATAGTTTGGGTAATTTGGCAGGAGGCAAGGAAGTTGCAGATCTGGAAAAAGATAAATCAGTTGCCGATATGGGATTACGAGCAAAGAGTTTGAAAAGCATGTTGAGAATACTGACTTATAAGGCAGCCAAAGCAGGAGTTACTATTCTTTGCAGTAATCATACCTATGCAGATCCCAGCGCAATGTATCCAAGTTTGGTAAAGAACCAGAGTGGAGGAAGTGGTCCACTTTACATGAGCAGTCTTATTGTGCAATTGGCTCGTCGCAATGAGAAGCAAGATGAGAAAAATGAGGAAGATACAATGATTCCCGAGGCCAAGCAATATTCAGGTGTCACACTTCGAGCAATGACCACCAAAAATCGTTTCCTCCCCCCTTTCCTAGAAGTTCCAATTTATTTAAATTATAGAACAGGATTGGACAAATATAGCGGTCTTTTGGAAATGGCGGTAAATCACGGAGTTGTGATCCAAAATGGACCAACTTATGCAAAACCTGATGGAACCAAACTGGGTTATGGAAAAAGTTTTAAAAATGATATTTCTTTTTGGGAAGAGTATGTTATACCTAATCTTCAGGAAAAAATAAATGTCGCTTACAAATATGCCTCTATCGAAACCAAATGAAAAGATCATTTTCATCAGCGCAACTCGCGGTGACAAGTCTTCCACTTCGTTTTTAAAAAGCATCTCCAAGATTCCTGGGATAGATTTTGAAATTATAGAAAACAATACAGAAAAGCTTTCTGTCGTTTACAATCGAGCCATTTTGAAACATATGGACGATTATGATATAATATGTTTTGTCCATGATGATGTGTATGTGGACGATTTGCGAGTTGCTCGTAAACTGCAAAAAGCCACATCAGAAGGTGGGTTTGATGTGGTTGGTCTTGCCGGGGGTATTGATCCGCAAATAAAAACACCTGCTTTGTGGCACCTGATGTGTGTTCGAGACAATTTGAGAGGTGCTGTGGCACATCCCTATAATTCTGGTCTATTTGTAACCAGTTTCGGAATGACTCCCTGCAAGGTGGATTTGATTGATAGTCTTTTTATGGCATTCCGTACAAAGCTATTCAAAACCAATAACCATTTTAGATTTGATGAAGCTAATCCGTGTCACACGCATTTTACAGATTTGGACATCAGCTTACAGGCAAGAAAATACGATTATCAGGTGGGAGTGTGGCCTATTTGGGTATTGCATTCTAGTCCAGGACTCAAGAGTTATAATGATACAATCTGGCAAACTGGTCAAACATGGTTTTTAGACAAATGGTCAAAGTAAAACAATTAGATTTTGACACGTTCGAAACTCTTATCATATATAAGAGTTTGATTGATCCCATATACATGGGAACAGTTATAGATCATTTAAAACCAGAATATTTTAACGATAGTGATATCAAAGAAATAGTTTCTATCATCACCTCTTTTTATCACAAACATAATTGTGCACCAACTCCCACAGAAATTAAAAACTATCTAACCACAGATCAGTTGAGGCAATCATTTACCAAGATTGTCAACAATTTCAAAACAATAGACAAGAATTTAAACAAAAAAGAATTGTATGATAATACCGAATCATTTTTCAAAAATAAAGGAACACAAAAAACTTTAATGGAATATATCGAGAATCACGACAAGGGCAAATTGGATCTGACGGATATTTTAGAAAAATTTACAAAAGCTTGCAACATCAGTTTGACACACGAAATGGGATTGAACTATTTTAAAGATTTTGAAAAGATTATTACAGAAATTAACCGAAATGAAACTTACATTTCTAGTGGATACAAATGGATTGATGACAAACTTGGGGGAGGTTTTATTGAAGAAGGCAAAGCTCTTTATATTTTTTGCGGTCAAACCAATGTGGGCAAAAGTATTGTGTTGGGAAATATTGCCACCAATATATGCTCTCAAGGTAAAACAGTATTACTGATCAGTTTGGAAATGAGTGAAGCGGTATATGCCAAACGCATTTGTGGTAATATTACAAATATTCCTCTTTTTTCACTTCGACAAAAGGTTGACGATCTTCGAGATGAGATTGTAAAATATACAACAAAAAATCCCCGATCTCAGTTGATTATCAAAGATTTTCCTCCAGGAACAATTAGTGTGGGCAATCTTTCAGCCTATATTAAAAAATTAGAGCAGAGTGGCATCAAGCCCGATGTGATTATGCTTGATTATATCAATCTTCTAACAGGTTCGGTTGGTACCAACAGCTATGAAAAGGTGAAACATTTGACAGAGCAACTTCGAGCACTGAGTTACGAATTTGCAGTGCCAGTAATAACTGCCACACAATTGAATCGAAGTGCGGTAAATCAAAGCAACCCACAATTGGAAACTATTGGAGAAAGCTATGGTCTTGCCATGACTGCAGATTGCATGTTTAATATATGGAGAACACCTGAAGATTATGATATGAACCGAATCAAAATAGGAATAACCAAAAGTCGCCAAGGTGCCAATTTCGGGCATGCCACATTTGCTTTGGACAATTCCACCTTGAGAATTCGAGAAGAATCTCGAACAGAAGGAGATGATATAGTTTCTCAAACAGAAACTGCTCTCAGCAATGTGTTAGATTAGAATGAAAAAGATTCAGATCATATGCGATTTTGATTTGGATGGAGCAGGTTGTTGTCTGTTAACCAAATGGTCTGCACCAGACAATGAGTATCTGATAGTTGGAACAGATGAAAAGCAACTGGAGGAACATATTAAAAATGCAGATCCATCAATTCCTCTTTTTGTATATGATTTGGCAATCGAACAAAAACACATAAATTTGGCAGATCGATCCAATGTGGTTTTTATGCATCACCATGATGCTTCGCTTCCCCTACAAAGCAAACAATGTAAAATTGTACAAATTCAATCAACCTCTTGCACCAAACTATTACAAACATTCTTCAAGAATAAAAAACTAGAAGAAAATCAACAAAAACTTTTGGATATTATCGATGATTATGATTCGTACACTCTCAAGCATAAAAAATCAGTATTGCTCAACATGCTGTTCTGGTCTTTTAACGGCAACAAGCTGGACAAGTTCATACAAGCATTTGAAGGAGGAGATCGAGTTTTTACTGAATTTGAAAAGAATATGCTCCGCATTTATGTGAAAAAGATGCAAGAAACCATACAAACAAGCGAACCGCATCGTTTTAATTTGGAAAAATATAATATAATAATATTTTATGCAAATTTTGCAATAAATGAGTTGTGTGCGGATTTTGCAAACAAATACGATGCTGATGGAGCTGTTTGTATTGATCCTGTGTCTCTAAAGGTATGGGTAAGAATCAACCGAAACAAAGCTACCCTGTTTGATTCGGGAGCTTTTGCCAGAAATTACCTAGAAGGATGTGGCTATAAAAACATAGCAAGTGGTCAGGTTACACCTGAGTTTGTTGATTTATCGCAATCGTTCACTAAGCTTTGATATGGACAAAACACTTACAGAAAAGGAAACAGAGTATTATTTTCTGTGTTTTTGTAGTCTCATGTGCATTTTGGCCGAAAAGAAGTTGAACTTGCCCAATGTGTTTATTTGTTTTTTGAAACATAAAAATTATCGAATTCTTTTCAAACAAATGCTCAATTTGGATTCGGATCAAGAGTGTATACGAATTTTTATAGCGTTTGATCCAAATTTGTACAAAAGCAAGTACATTACAAAGTTTTTAAATAAAAATAAAAATCTAAATCTTTCGTGAAAAAAGATGCTTTGAGTATCTACAACTCGTTCATTCGAGCATATCGTTCTGCCAATTCTGCACCCTATCGTCTTCGTAAAAATTACGAAACATTACCTGCAGAAATAAAAAGTAATCTGGAAAGAATCAAATTGTTTTTTGATTCGTATGAAATTGATGTGGATGATTTTTTTGATGCTCCCTACTTTCTTTACAAGGATACCAAATTTTT